CTCATTTAAAGAGGAGCTTCGGTTACTTCGAGATATCATTCGTGATTACACTCCAGATACCTACAAATACGAGCCAGTAGTTGGAGCACCATCTGCTAAAAAAAGCGACTACGACAACGTTGACGTAATACCAGTTAGTGATCCAAACGCTGCAACAATGGCGCAAAAGATTACCCAATACCAAGCAGTATTGCAACTGGCTCAGGGCGCTCCACAAATTTATAACCTACCTAAGCTACATCGTCAGATGTTAGATGTGTTGGGTATTAAGAATGCAAACCAGTTAGTACAGTTACCAGAAGATCAAAAACCAACTGACCCAATCACTGAGAATCAAAACATTCTCATGATGAAACCGGTTAAGGCCTTCTTATACCAAGATCATCAAGCGCATATTACGGTTCATATGTCTGCTATGCAAGATCCAAAAATGATGCAGATGATTGGTCAGAATCCGAATGCCCAAGCGATGCAGTCTGCTATGCAAGCTCATATTAATGAGCATATTGCCTATGAATATCGTAAGCAAATGGAAGCAGAAATGGATCTTGATCTTCCATTCCACCCAGATGAGGAAGATGGAGAACAGGTTGGTATGCCTCCAGAAATTGAAGTACGTGTATCGCAACTGGCAGCTAAAGCAGCACAAGCCTTATTACAACGGGATACACAAGAAATGCAAGCTAAGCAAGCACAACAAGCTCAGCAAGATCCGATTGTTCAAATGCAAATGCAAGAACTCCAGCTCAAAGCCCAGGAAGTTGCAATCAAGAAAGCCAAAATGCAGGCAGACGCTGCAGGTAAAGCCGACCAGATTGAGATTGAGAAATCTAGAATTGCTGCGCAAAAAGAAATTGCCGCTATGCAAGTTGGCGCTAAAGCCCAGAAAGACAAAATGGACCTTACCGCTAAACAGCACCTCGAAGGTGTGCGCATGGGAGTTGATATAGCCAAAACTAAAGATCAGCTACGTATGCAGGAAAAGGCGCAACAGCGTCAACAAACTCCAAAGGAGAACACTGAATAATGTTTGATAAATACCTCGATCATTTAGTCCAAAAACTAAATGAGCAGATTAAAAGTCTGGAAGAGAGTTTGGGTGGAGGCGCAGCCAAAGACTACGCTGAATACCAACACGTGTGCGGACAGATTAAAGGTCTACTGACTGCACGCTTTGAACTAAGTGACCTTAAACAACGACTGGAGAACTCTGATGAGTGAACTAATTATCGGCTCAAACCCCGATAGTAGAGAAATAATCATTACCGATGCACTTGGCAACCCAATGCCAAAAATTAACAGAGAAGAAAATATCCCTATTGAGGATAGAGCTAAGCAACTTCCGACACCATCGGGATACCGCATTCTGTGTGCAATACCGCAAGTAGAAGAACAATTTGATGGCAGTGAGTTGTATAAGCCTGACGATTTAATCAAGAAGGACGAGATTTTATCTACGGTTTTATTTGTAGTTGAGTTAGGTCCGGACTGCTACAAAGACGACAAACGTTTCCCCAACGGCCCATATTGTAAGCCAGGTGATTTCGTTTTAGTTCGCCCAAACGCTGGTACTCGCCTTGTCATTCATGGCAAAGAGTTCCGGATTATCAACGACGATACGGTAGAAGCAGTGGTCCAAGACCCACGTGGCATAACCCGTAAGTTCATTTAAGGAGGCCCCAAATGGCTGAATTTGAAAAAGAAGATTTTGCATTTCCTGATGAAGCACCTGCAAAGGTAGAGATTAAAGCCAAAGATGCTGGCGATGATTTTGAATTTATTATCGAGGATGACACCCCACCAGAGGATCGGAATAAAAAACCGATGCCTGAAGAAATTGTTAAGAAGCTAGAAGCTGATGACGATGAAGAGTTAGATGACCTCAAAGCGCAAAAAGAGCGTTTAAAGCAATATAAAAAGGTCTGGAATGATGAGCGTCGTGCTAAAGAAGCAGCTATGCGTGAGCAACAGGAAGCCATTGCACTTGCCCAAAGGTTCGTTGAGGAGAACAAACGCCTCAAAGAAATCCTTAAAACTGGGTCAAAAGAGCTAACTGAGTCTACAAAAGCGGCCGCAAAAGCCGAAGTTCAAGAAGCAAAACGTGTTTATAAAGACGCAATTGAGTCTGGTGATTCAGAAAGAATCGCTGAAGCACAGTCTGAATTAATGAAAGCGCAGATTAAATTTGATAGTGCTAAGAAATTTAAACCAAATATTTCTTTACAATCAGAAGAAAATGCGGTAAAAAGTCCTCAAGTGGAACAACAGCGTCCTAAGGTTGACCCAAAAACTCAATCTTGGCTGGATGAAAATCCATGGTATGGCTCCAAAAAAGCTATGTCAAACTTTGCTGTTGGGGTTCACGAAGAGTTAGTTGATGAGTACGGTGCCCATGTGGTAGGTACAGATCAATACTTCAAGCACATTGACAAAACAATGCGCAGAAAGTTTCCAGAGTACTTTGAAACCCTGGAAGGTAGTCAAGCTGAGCCAGATCGGGAGCCCCAAACGGCCCCTGCAAAAGCGAAGCCCAGCACGGTTGTAGCTCCGGCGACTCGTTCTACGTCCTCCAAACAGGTACGTTTAAAACAGACGCAGATGGCCTTAATTAAAAAATTGGGCCTAACGCCCGAAGTATATGCTCGTGAACAACAAAAATTGGAGGCTTCAAATGGCTGAAAAAAGATTGACCCGTGAATTAGATAGTCGTGAATTGGATGTGCGCCCTTCGCATTGGGCACCGCCAGAACTCTTGCCCGAACCAGACAAACAGGCAGGATATGCGTATCGATGGATTCGTGTTTCATCCTTAAACAATGCTGACCCACGTAACTTATCTGCCAAACTCAGAGAAGGTTGGGAACCAGTTAAGGTTGAAGAACAACCCAAGTTTCAAATGCTAGTCGATGCCAATAGTCGTTTTAAAGACAATATTGAAATCGGTGGTTTGTTGTTATGCAAAACTCCAGAAGAGTTTGTGAAGCAGCGTAATGATTATTACAGCAAGCAAGCACAAGCACAGACGGATTCTGTTGACAACACTCTTATGCGTCAAAGTGACCCAAGGATGCCTCTCTTTAATGAGCGGAAATCTACGACTAGCTTTGGCAAAGGTAGTTAAATTTTATTAATTTAGGAGTTAAATAATGGCTTATCCTATTGTTAGCGCTCCCTATGGCTTTAAAGCAGTAAACCGTGTGGATGGCTTGCCATACGCCGGTGCGATCCGTCAGATTCCTATTGCAAGCAATTACAATACTGCAATCTATAACGGTGATACTGTTGTTATCGTCAATGGTGGCACAATTCAATCCGCTGGCTCTGGCGCAATCACTACTGGTAACCCAGTTGGTGTTTTCGTTGGTTGCCAATATGTCAATTCCACAGGTCAAACAGTTCAGGCACAGTACTACCCAGGTACATCTGTGACTAGCGCTGTTGCTTATGTAGTTGATGATCCTTTGGCTGCATTCAGAGTAGCTGTTGCTTACGCTAATGGCGTAGTTACAACTGTTACTGCCGCTGCTGTTGGTACAAATATGTCCTACAACATGGGTACTGGTTCTACCACTACCGGTGATTCTGGCGCATTTGTCACTGCTGCATCCGGTGCGAATACATCTTCCCTCCCATTCCGTGTGATCGCTGTTGTTCCTGATACAAACGTTACTGCCACGACTTTCTGCGAAGTTATCGTGAAAATTAACACACATCAGTACAACAACCCACTCGGCACTAACTTAAGCTAAGGAGTATTTTAAATGGCTATTTCTCGTGCCCAACTACTAAAAGAGTTGCTCCCAGGCTTGAACGCATTGTTCGGTTTGGAATATGCTCGCTATGGTGAAGAACATAAAGAAGTTTATGAAACAGAGACTTCTGAGCGTTCTTTCGAAGAAGAAACCAAATTGTCAGGCTTTAGTGCTGCCCCAGTTAAAAACGAAGGCGCACCGATTGCTTATGACAATGGTCAAGAAGCATGGACTGCTCGATACAACCATGAAACAATCGCTCAGGGCTTCTCTCTGACCGAAGAAGCAATTGAAGATAACTTGTATGACTCTTTGTCTGCTCGCTATACTAAAGCGCTTGCTCGTTCCATGGCTTATACCAAGCAAGTTAAAGCTGCTGCTGTATTGAACAACGGCTTCACTTCTGGTTACAACGGCGGTGATGGTGTTCCTTTGTTCTCTAGCGCACACCCATTGGTTTCTGGTGGTACCAACAGTAACATTCCTTCTACACCTGCTGACTTAAACGAAACTTCTTTGGAAGCCGCCGTTATTCAAATCAGCTTGTGGACAGATGAGCGTTCACTTTTGATTGCTGCTAAACCACGTAAGTTAGTTGTTCCTCCTTCACTCCAGTTCGTTGCAACTCGTTTGCTCGAAACTGAACTCCGTGTTGGTACTAACGACAACGACATCAACGCACTCAAAAACAACGGTTCTATTCCAGAAGGTTATGCAATTAACCATTTCTTGACAGACACCAATGCTTGGTTCTTGACTACTGATGTACCTAACGGTATGAAGCACTTCGTTCGTGTTCCTTTACAGAACTCAATGGACGGCGACTTCGACACCGGTAACGTACGTTACAAGTCTCGTGAGCGTTACAGCTTCGGCTGGTCAGATCCGCTCGGAATGTACGGTTCTGCAGGTGCTTAATAAGCCCTAAATCAAACGTAAATCAGTTTGGACCCCGCTCAAAAGGCGGGGTTTTTCTTTTCTGTGTAGTGGTGAATGCGGTGACAATTAGCGCATAGGACTATGCATTTTTTAATTTCTTCATATGCTCTTTTATATTGAGCATTAGATACATAGCGGTTTACGTTACCTTCTTTTGTAGTTGGGTCTTCGTGGTGAAAATCTAGTGCGGCGTGGTGGTCAAAACCACATTTAGCGCATTTAAGCGTAGCTTTAAATTCGTCCCATTCGCCCTTTAACTTTTTACGCCGAGCATTAATTGCTTCTCGACGCTTAGCATAATTTCCTTCATAGTGCTTACGACTATACTCTTTATGTTTCTTTTTCTTTAATTCCGGATCTTTATAAGGCATCTTTACCATCTAAAGAATAAGTTTTAACTGGCCCGCTGCTATTTGCATCTACATTACAAGCCCAATTTACTGCTTCTTCTGCTGTTAAATCCATACGTAAACAAACTTCTGCTGCCATAGCCCCAGAACCAATAGCCATAAAAGTTCTTACTCTTTCCCATTCAAGATCGTCCCCACAGGAAAATAAACCTTCTTTAGTTAGTTTTATAAATGAACTATCGGATTTTAATTTAGGTTTTATTTTACTTTTTTTGTTTAAGTACTCTAAAACTTTTTCTACGTCACAATAGTTGCCAGCAACACCAAGCCAACCGCCATCTATTGGAAATATTTTTTCTTCAAAGTATTTAATGCCAGCATCAGAATCTGTGAACTGACTATCTGAAACTAATACTTTTCTTCTCCAGTCACCAACAATCGTTGTCATTTTGTAGCCATCATATAAAGACCTACGTTACCTAAAGCATATCCAGCATAGCAAATAGCCATACCAATATTTCCTTTATAACCTTGCTCTACTGATATATAAGCGTAGATTACACCTGTAACAATAATAAGCCAAGAACTCATCACATTCCTTATTTGGTGGGGGTGTTGCGCAACAAAAAGCTTGAGCCTCCCCAAACCTTACCCCCGTTAATTATTTTACCTAAAATCCTTGCACAATCCTAAAAAACAGGTAAACTTATGGAAACTGGGTGAATGACCTGTCAAACTGCCCCAGCAGACGCATACACGATTGACGGGTTGATCTTTGTATGAAGGACAATTTGTTATGACAACAGCAACCACATCGTCAGTATGGCGTTCAACTGGTGGAGATCAAACTCGCACCGCAGGCGCAGGATCCATGAAAATGGCTCTGCCTTTCTATATTGCTAACGCAGCAGCCTCTGCTAACGTAGTAGTATCTTCTTCTTTGGCTAATTCTGCAGTTATTCTGCCAGCAAATGCCGTAGTTACCAGCGTTATTATTAACACTACTGGTACAGGTAATATTAATATGGGCTTTACCCCATTATCTGGTGTAGGCCCTGGCCAAACCACTGTTCTTGGTACAAACGTACCAACAGGTATTTTATCTAATGCACTAGCAACAACTCGTACAGCTATTTCTACTAGTTCAGCTACTGCTGGAGCAAACATGGGTGCTGTAGCTAACGCAACTAACTTAGTTGTCATTACTTCTGCTGCTAACACTTCTGCTTCTGGTACTGTATCTGGTTGGATCGAGTATTTTGTAGCTGACGCTATCTACGGCGAAGAAGCAGTTTAATTAATCTTACGGGTTAGGGTTTTCCCTAACCCACTTAAATCTTTAGGAGATTAATTATGACAATGCAAACCGACGTACTATCGTCGCATTTAACACAATCTGGGTTTATGTCCCTGCAAGCCCCTTGCAGACTTAAAAACATTACTTTTTCACCTTCTGGTGGTCAGTCAGGTGCCATAGCTATGTTTGACACTAAAGTTGCGCCAACAAGTGCTACTTATGCCCGTTCAGGCACTACTATTACTGTAACTTCTAGTGCTCATGGATTAAAAACAGGTACGTTAATTGGTATTGGTTTTAGTGTAGCTAGTGGAAATTCTGCTACTGATGGTAACTTTACAATTACTGTTACTGATGCAAATACTTTTACTATTACTGATATTAACTCTGGAACTATCCAAGGCGGTACAGCTTGCCAATACGTAGTTGCTTATCCTGGCGGTGACTCAAGATATCAGTACCCACAACGGTTTTTGCTACAACTAAATACGTTAACTGGGCAGACTTCTTCACAGCAAGTATCAGTTCCAGGCGAAGGTATGCAGTGCCGTATTGGTTTGTATACTTATATGAACAACGTAGCTTATGCAACAGTGTTCTATGGCTAAGAAAAAAGGAGTCTCTCTTGCGGTTGGTCGTGGTGAAAAGTTGCCTGTATCTAAGGGCGCTGGGCTTACCGCCAAAGGTCGTGCTAAATATAATGCAGCTACTGGCTCGCATTTAAAAGCCCCACAACCTGAAGGCGGCCCTCGTAAAAAATCATTCTGCGCACGCATGTCTGGCATGCCAGGTCCAATGAAGGACGAGAATGGTAAACCAACACGCAAAGCGGCTAGTTTAAAACGTTGGAAGTGTGGTACAAAATGACTTTAGATGACCAAACTAAATCAGAACTAATACAACTTTTAAAAGAAGCAGTATTAGAAGCAGTTGAACACCACCCCCTAACTGACGAAGAAATTCAATGGGTTAGAATGGCAATTAAAGCCGAAGCTGAACGTGCACAATTACGTAAAGCTATTATTGAAAAGTCTTTAACTGGTTTGGTTTGGATGGCTCTTTGTGGAATTGGTGTTTTAATATGGAGCGGTTTTAAGGACTATATTAAATAATGCCAAGTACATCTAAAAAACAACATAATTTAATGGAAGCTGTTGCACACAATGCAGCGTTTGCCAAAAAAGTTGGTATTCCACAATCAGTTGGTAAGGACTTTTCTAAAGCTGATAAAGGCCGTAAGTTTAAAGAAGGGGGTACTATGAAGCATGACGATTTAGCAGCAGATAAGAAGCTCATCAAAAAGGCTTTTGGTATGCATGACAAACAAGAACATCCGGGTAAACACACGGATTTATCTAAACTTAAAAAAGGTGGAATGGCTATGAAAAAGATGGCAAAAGGCGGTTCAACAGGTATGGGCCCTAAAACTATGGCTAAAGACGTAGAAAAAGGCTCAAACAAACTTTTAAAATTTGGTGAGTCTGCAGTTCAAAAGCGTGGCCACACTAAAGGTAAAAATCTTGGTGACTCTGGTAAGACTATGGGCATCATGGGCGGTATGAAAAAAGGCGGTAAGGCTACTGCAAAGATGTGTGGCGGCGGTATGAAGGGCAAAAAATAATCATGGCCATGGATAAAGACGAAGTAAAGGCTATGAAAGCCAAAGAAGCTAAGACTAGAAAAGAAAAACTAGCCGCTTCTGCTTTGCATGATGCCGCAGTTATGGATAGCATGAGAAGTTCTATGGGTGTACCTACAGCCGCTCAAGCTGCTGCACCTGCTCAGCCTCCAGCATCAATGGACCAAATGGGTAATACAACTGGCATGAAAAAGGGTGGTAAAGTTGGCTCTGCTTCTAAACGTGCTGACGGTATTGCATCTAAGGGTAAAACCCGTGGAAAGATGTGCTAAACATGCCTGATAAGCAACTAGAGTTAAGCCTAGATCGCCCTGATGTAGCCGAAGCCAAAGACAAAGTACGTCAAATGGCAGAAGAGCATCGGGCTAAGGTAGCGGCTGAAAAGGCCTATACCAAACCAGGCATGAATACTAGAGTTGGTGGTATTGGTGGTGATGGCGCAGCGGCGGATATAAAAATGTTGTTAAATCCAAAAGCTATGAAAAAAGGTGGCACCGCTTCTAGCCGTGCTGATGGCTGTTGCATTCGTGGAAAGACAAGAGCATGATACCTTCTCGTGGTATGGGCGCAATTGCCCCTTCTAAAATGGGTACGCCAAAAACTAAGGCTCGCCGTGACAATACTGATTTTACCGAATATAAAGAAGGCGGCGAAGTCTGGAATAAACCACGTCCAAAAGGGCTAGGTAAACCAAAAAAAATGTCTGCAGCAAAAAAGTCTAGTGCTAAAGCAATGGCTAAAGCGGCAGGCCGACCATATCCAAATTTAGTGGATAATATGAGAGCGGCAAGGGGTAAGAAGTGAACTGGGCTATCCATTTATGCTTTATAAATGGGGTTGCACTAGGTATTGAA